TTATATACCCAAAACCATTTATTGTCAAATTTTAGACAATATTAACCTGCACATCGTGATCCACACCTTGGAAGTTACTGCGAGTTCCGTATCCTACTGGAATCTCTTTTTTGCCACAACTCTTGGCTAAATCACGGGAGCATTGCAAATGTTGCAAGGCCGAAATAACTGCAACACGGTGTGAACTAGTAGCAAAGTTCTCAATATCAGAAACCTTACAATACATACCAAATCCGTCAATGATAAAACGAATCTTTTGGCTGTTATTCATTCCGGTAACTACTTGTTGTGTACGCATTTTTGTCCTTTATTTGACTGTCTAAGATTCTATTATATACCCAAATTGATTTATTGTCAACCTTTTTTCAAGTACAAAAAGACCTTTTTTGTGCTAGAGGGAACCCATTTTTTAGCATCAGGGCCACAGGCTTCATAAGTGCTACGCATTAGTCCGGCAGTATGAAAATACCCTTCTTTGGTTTCTCCTACTACCGGATCAAATTCGGGTTCGTTCCAACTCTCGGGAAGAGTACATTTGAACCCATAAGTAAAATTGGTCAGCCTAGACATAAAGCTAGCCTGAACATTCTTACAATCCTTACAAAGAAGGTCTTTGTTAAATTCTTTAGCCATATAATTCCTTTAGTTTCAATACAAATATTGTATCAGAAACAGGAATTATTGTCAAATTTTGGATGTTTGGATTTGCGTTGATAGCCTGTTTTAGACTTAACAACCTTAGGTTTGAAGGGAGTGTTCTCACAGAACAGAACACGGTGAGCCCTGTGCTTGGGCTCTTTAACGGTGAATGATAGTAGTACCTTTTTCATAATACAAGTATTATAGCAGAAATACTATTTATTGTCAACCAAACTGTTTTAGTTTCTGCTTGATGGTTTCAAGTACTGGTTCCCAAGAACCATTTGTTTGACGGAATAATTTCATACAGTTATAGAATGGGCTATCATTACGATTCATAAACCAACGCCAATCACAACCATAGTCAGTTAGCATCACCCAAGTGGGCACTCCCATTGCTCCGCTCAAGTGAGGGATGACTGTATCGATACTGATAACCAAGTCAAGTTGGCTAATCAATCCTGCCGTATTGTAGAATCCGGATAAGTCTTCATGGAAAGTTTTAACATTGTATTTTGCCAATGTCTCTAATATTTGTTCATCTACTTCATACGACAAACTTACAAATTCATATTCATCACTTGTTATTGATAGTAGTTGTTCTAATTCAATTCTACGAAAGCGTGATATGAATGCAATTTTATTTGGGCTAGACAACAAGCCAATTCGTTTCTTTGTTTTGGGTCCTAACTTTGTTTTCCAAGTTTCTTTCATCTCATCACTTACATCCAAATACGGTGTAGGATATGGAATAGTATCAATGGTTGTACCAAAGCATTTTGGCAGATCCATCAATGCAACGTGATAATGATATGGAGGTATCTGTGCATCGGCATTTAGTACAATCAAATCGGGAAAATTATATTTAAACAACTCATACAATTGTGGTTTAGTTATGATTGTTACTTCTGCACCCTTATCTTTCAATACTCTTGCAAAACGAATGAATTGAATACTATCACCAAATCCCTGTTCATAATAAACAAGAACTTTTTTGCCTACAATATATTGTGAACCATCATATTCTGGTCCAGGCAATTGTGGTTTAAGACTGATATCACTTTGGTAGAACCAACGTGCATCGTACTTCTTCCAACCTTCAACTAAGTCACCTTTCATCAAATGACTAACTGATTCGTTCAACTCATAATTAACATCATTGGGTTTTAACTCTTGCGCTATATGTAAGAAAGGAATAGCAAGTTCAGGTAATCCAAACTCACGTAAAGTATTGCCGTAATTACTATATGCTGTTGAATGCTTTGGGTCTAGTGCAAACGTGTGTGCAAATGTAATTAATGCTTCCCGATACTGGCCCAAACTACGTAATGCAGTTCCTCGACTTAACCAACTCTCAACATAATTCTGCTGGCAAGGCAGTTCAAAACATTTTAATGCTTCATTATCTTGTCCTAATTGTGATAGAGTAATTCCAAGATTATGCCACACTACATAATTATTTGGCTCTTGTTGTAAAAATCTTTTATAACATTCACTGGCTTCGTGATATTCCTTAGCCATATAGTGAATGTTACCTTGCTCAAAGTCATTCATGGTATAGAGATATTAACTTGTTTTACTTTTTTAAGAGTGAAGCTACGCCACTCATTCTTTTCTAAATCAAATACACGCATACTTGTAGTTGATTCTTTGCGAGGTTTTGTTCCCTCTTTGATTTCAACCTTAGGAAGTTTATCTTCTTCTAGTGTGCATTTCATTACACGGTCAGTGCCATCTGCTTTTGTAAACGTAACAGTAGCAGGACCGATACGTAGCATTACATTTAACCAAGTAGTAAACTTGTCCCAATCTTTATCTGTCCATTCAGTACTGATGTTCATCAATTTTTTTCTCCGAGGGTAAACAACCAAACACAACGAATGGTATTAAATTTAATGGTGTGGGCAAAAGAATAGTAATAGCAAACCAAGAGTTAATTCCTGCATCATTACATCTTCTAACCGCAGTAGCAATCCACATCCAAAATGATAATATAGCACCTACACAAATTATTACAAGTGCAGAAATCCATCCAACAAAGCCTATCAATACTAACGTAAAGGGTGTACTTATCAATGCAACTAGTGCTCCAAGTAAGCCAACCAACATTAGTAATAGTACTCCAATCAAGTACACACCCCAATATTCACTACGGGAAGCTTTACCCTCAAAGGCAAAGTATTTTTTATATTTTTCTATTTTGTTTATCACGTTAACATCCTTATTAGTCCGATACTATCAATGGTGGTTAACAGTATATAGTTAGCCAACATGCCAAAAGATTTCCTAGTATAACTAGCCCAAGCATACAAAGCACAGCCAAAGATCCAAAGAGGATAAAGAACAAGTAGCGGAGGATTGGGGACTGTGAATGCCATAATAATGCTACACCCAATGCTAATAGCCCAAGCAAGCAACTCAATAATAAAGCGAATTCGGTGGGACTTAAAATCATCTTTTATCCACGAAAAAATACCATAAAAAATATCGTTCATAATATATTATACACTATGAACGATGTTATTGCAACTGTTTTGGTCATTGATTACACGTGCGTGTCCTAGTTATTGTTCCATCTGAATTCTGTGTCTCAGTCCAAGGTGTACAAACTTGACCTAACTGTGTAGGTTGATTTTGTATAATTACTTGTGACTGCACGTGACGATTGTGTGCTTCATTGATTGCCGCGCCAATAATCAATGCACCGACTGCAGGAGCAATCCAATTGTCACGGTAAATTACACGAGGCCCGTGATAATTATGATGACGGAAGCCATGTCCATGATAATGTTGTGCCATTGCTGTACTAGTTAAGGCTAAGAGTGATAATGCTACTAGAATTTTTTTCATAACGATCTCCGGTTACACTTATATAACGTGTCAGACTAGTGTTCCGTTGACACGGTGACTATCGATTACCTCTTGTAAGATAATCTCTATCATCTTATTTAGTGTGATATCACGTTTATGTGCTTCCATAGACAGTTTTAATATTAGTTCATCATCGATATCAATTGGGAATTGAACACGTGTGTCACATTCTTCTCCGTTGAATATAGCCGTAGCCTTTTCTAGGAAATCTTCTTCCATTTCTAAATCAATCCACGTAACATCGTCCCAAGCAATGGCAGTATCTACTTTACGTTTTTTTGATTCTTTATAGAACGCATCTACATAATCAGGATTCAACCAACGATATGGTTTCTTATCTTCATCCCAAGCCTCACGTTTAACAGAAACTTCAGCTTGGTATACAGTCTGATCGGTTGTGCTATACAATACAGATACGTGTGCAAAATCACTTTCGTAATCTAAGTATCTACCATCAGGATAACAGTTCCAATGATATTCAGATCCACTGGTAATCTTATGATCCAATGCTTCATTTACTTCATTCAATTTCATCTTTGTCTTTCAAAAAGGTTTCACAACTGTCACTAACATTTTTTGGAAAATCGTGTAAATTTTTTACAATTAATTCACACCTATATTTAAGAGTGATGATTGGTTGAGCTGGTTCATCTTCAGGAACGTGCAACCAATACAATCCAACTGCTATTGCTAGTATAGCAAATATTTTTTGTTTGTGCAAGTGTACAATATCCCAAAAGTCCATATTGATATTTATATCAATAAATGTGACAGAAATATTATACCTCTACGATATAATAACAACTATGAGGATAAGTTTCGTGTAGCCATTCTAACATACCCTCCTCGTATGGAAGAATGACTGACTTATACTTATTAGTAATATATCTCACGCTACTAACCAACCTATTTCATCTTTTGTTTCAACCGATTCGGCCCCGTCATACTCATTGATTTTAAACTCAGTGCCTTCAGGTACCCAAGCAACTTCTAAGTCCATCATACCACCATCGTATATTTCAGGATACTTCAATGCCACATAAGTTTGTAGTTCGTCAAACTTTTCGTCCAATACAAATTGTGCTATGGCAGGTTCAAAAATAAGTTCAGGCATTGTAGGGTTCCAAGTGAACCAACCTGCACCAAACCCCGGACTGTACAATACAGCCACTTTTCCATCTTTAATTAATTTGTTCATTTTATCTCCAAGCATTAGCTATACCAATAAGGCAAGTAACCATTGACACTACATTGACAACTATTTGTGGACTATTTTTTACACGACTAGCCCAAGCTAAAAACGCAACAGTGCCTAATGTGAATGCTACAATATTGTAGGGATAGACGCTAGGTCCTATTGAATTTAGTATGTGTCCTATAATCACAAATACCGCACCAGTCCATTGTAATATATCGTTTACTTTCATTCTACTCCAAAATGTATCTTTGTATTCCAAATAGCATCACTAAGACGTAATTTGGAATCACTGGCATCAGTCATAATTGTTACGCATTCCTTAACAATCAATTCGGCAAACTTTTCAATAGCCTGTTTATCATACTCATCCATTTCATCCCAGCACCCTTGTGCGGTTAGTCCTGAATGATACATCAAATCTTGAATTTTTTGATTCATTACTTTACTCCAAAATGTTCTGACAACCATTGTCTTGTGTGGAAACGTGCTATCAACTGATGTTCACCCGGGTCTAAAACATTCATACATTCCTTCACAATCAATTCGGCAAACTTTTCCATATTGTTTGGCAATCCAATTGCTACAAAATCTTTTGAGTAGCCGGCCTGTTCAGCAAGTTCTTTAATTCTTTCATTCATTACTTTACTCCAAATGTGTTTAATGCTGGTTGCAATGTGTTAATCAATTCTGTCTCACGTGCGTGAGCAGGACGCTTACCGCGAATCACTTCCAGCTTGCCAAATACAAAACGTTCAGCACCTCGCTCACGTAAGGCACGACTCAAACCCCAGTTTTTGTTCTCGGTCATAGCCCGTTGCATATGTTTTTGCATACGACGGCGTAATGTCAAAAACACATTGCCTTTATATGACAATGCAGTTAAGCCGATGTAGTACTCAAGTGTTACTGTATCTTGGATAAAGTAAATCACTTGATTTCTATCAGTTCTACGTTTGCGGTTGATTTTCGAGTTCATAGATGAATTATACACGGATGTCCATTTATTGTCAAATATTGGCAAAAACCGCTAGAAGTGTATCAGAGTCTATTCCTGAATATTCTAGCGATTTTGAAGCCCCTGAGTGGGCAAAATGAGTACTTTTGTTTGTAAAAAATGTAATACTAAAGTATTAGTGTACTACTTCCCCTATAGAGGTATTCATATACGTTTTGATTTCTTTATTTAAGTCTTTTTGAGTATATCCTAAATCTGCTAACTCTTGTATTAATGCTACAAATAATCCATGAGTGGCGACGCCGGGTATATAATCAGGATCATCATTATCATTTTCAAATTCTTCTAATAATGGTAATAATGTATCATATATAAAATCACACGCCATTAATGCGCTTTTTTCTATTTGTTCTACTTCTTCACTAGTACTGACCATTTTAACTTCTTTTGCCATATTATTACTCACTTACTGTTTTAGTATATTCATAGTTAATGGTTTCTATATTCTCACGGAATATAATAGCACCATTTTTTAAATGAAATCTTCTAGCCATTTCTGTTTTAGGACTTAATGTCACAAATCTATTTACACTAGGATATTGCTCCTGAATACCTTTTACCGCTTGAATTAATAAATCACGACCTTTACCGGCTTTATAACTCCATATAGTATAGAATACTGCGGTAGTAGGAACCTCTGATACTGTAGATAAATCATCAACTCCTGCCGGAACAAAATCGTGAAAACTAACACATACCATTGCATCTGGATTGTCATCATTATCACTTAATGCCGCAACCATTCTACCATTACTTACTCTAAAATCAGTAGGTATTTCTGGTCTTACTGGATCATCTTTAATAAAGTTTAATAGTTTGTGTGTTAGGTCTGTGATGAAGTGTAGCATAGTATGGTGTTCTCTTTTGTGTATT